GAACCATAAAGTCTTCAATAGACTTAAGAACTTTAAGAGCTGCTGTAGTTCTATCAGGTGCGCCTGAGCCGCTATTGCCTAGGTGGTCAAAAGCATCGTCGCTAAATAGTGCCTGATTTGGTACAGTAAGACCAGTTCGTGGATCAGAAGCTAGTAAAGACTCTGCACCAGCACGGGCAATGTAAGCAGCAATCTGCTTATCACGGGTGTTGGCAAGAGTTAAACCGGCCTGACGAGCTAGCTCAGCGCGGAATTCCCACTGAGTTAGAAGCTGGTCAACATTATCAATTTCAAAGTGAGCGGCCATTGGACGCTTATCAAGTTTAATTGAGAAAGTTGTTGAAGCTGAAGAACCGCCTGCGAGTTCTTCACCAGCGTTCCAAGCGGCCTTGAGAGCGACTGTGCCAGTTACTGGGAATTCTGCGGTAGTGCCTGAAGCAATGGTCTTTGGCATAACCATGTTTTCAAACATGTTATAGCGGTCGTAAGCGTGAATAACTTCACCGCTCCAGATTGGTAACCAAAGTTTGTTTGCACCAGCTGCGCCACCTGAAGTAGCGGCTGTTGTTGATGTGCGGTAAACCATATCGTTTGCGCCTAAATTGTCAAATGGCATTTTATTACTCCTTAGAGTTAGTGTTTTAAATCAAATAAAAAGTTACGAGGATTGACTTAGCCAACTTACTGATTTTTCCACTAGGAGTCTTTGGGTTGGTGATTAGTCCTTGCTTCATATCCAGCCTAACGGGGGACTGTTGCAAGTATTCATCAATGTCAGAAAGGTAAACTACGGAAATCAGTTCTAGCCATGCGTGATTCTACAGCAGCCCGGAACTTAGGGTCCGTGTTAAAACGGCTGTTGTTTCTGTCCGCATAGAATTCCCGTTTAGTCTGATAGCCAGCAGTTGCCTGCTGTGTACTACCGACTGGAACCTGTCTACCTTTAGTTGGTTCCTTTTGCTTGGCTGAGTTGCCAGTAGACTTCTCATACTTTGAGGATAAACCCATAAGAGCTACATCCCACGATGGGGTAGCAAGAGCAGCATTTAAGCTCTTAATTTCTTGAGGGTTCATAGTCTGGCTAGCCCAGCCAAATAGTTCGGCAAGTCTTTCACGACCTCCGATAAGTTCAGCAGCTTTGCCGAAAGCTAGTTGAAGCTTTGCCTGCTGACCTTGCATGTATTCTTGAATTGCAAAGTCAGGCAGCTTTGTCTTCTGACGAATCTCATTCATTGTCTCATCGCTGAGAGCGCCCTTAACAGATACTTCAATTGACCACTTATCCCAATCTTCCTTAGTGATAGGCGCAACTTCAGGAGCAGACTGTTCCTTAGGAGCTTCAGCCTTATCAGGAATTCTTAGTTCCTCTTTAATTGGCGGTACACTAGGTTTCTCTGGGGTAGGTGTGGGTTTATACTGAGGGTTATCAGTTGTATCGTTGTACTTCTTTTTAAGATCAGCGATCTCTTGACGGCTCTGAGTATATGCTTTCTGCGCGTTTCTTAGACTGTCAAACCAGCTACCAATGTCCTTAAAGTTTTCAGGTACTGCGATACCATTACTTTGGACATAAGTTTCAAACGCCTTCCGTTCTTTTGCTGCATTAACTTCATCAGGTGATGCAACAAGAGATTGTTCTGATTGTTGAATAGCAGAGTCCACAGCGCTAGTCTCTGGAGTGTTCTGATATTCAAACTCTGGAGTCTCTTGTACATTGTCGTTCATTTTATTTACTTACCTTTCTTAGTAGTTTTTGTTATTGCCTTAGGACATGCCCTAGGCTGAGCATCTTTACCAGTTAATCTGGTGGTTGTTCCACAATTACATTTGAATTTGGATTTCATTTCCAAGATACTCTCTTTCCTGATTTCTTAGCGCGTACTCCCTTAGCAGTACACATAGATTTTGTTGGTCTACACGCAGGGTAAGAACCCTTGCTGGTATCTGAACGGCCACAAGGACCACCTGTTTTACAATTGATCCATCCTTTGCCTTTGTTTCTAGAAAACCAACCATGCAAACCTTTTTCTTTTTCAAGTGAGAAGTCAGCTTTTTTCTTTTTCTTTTTAGCCATTACTTCTTCCTTTTAGATTTATTACCCCACTTGGCAGCGCCGACTTTGCGACACTTAACCATAGCACCTGAAGCATAAGCAGAGTGCTTTTTATAGCGGGACATTACTTTTTTATAGCATGCGTCTTTAGGCATTACTTTTTACACTTTCTGCCTTTAGGACAAGAAGCTTTAGAACCGCCGGGACCAGCCCATAGATTCTTGCAAGCCCAATATTTGGCTGTTAATTTATTACCAGCTTTATCACAACCGTGTCTGGCCTTAAAGCTTTTTCTAGCTTTAGCAGAATAGTTATGTCCATAACCCGTAGCACCATAGTGAATAATCTTTTCTTGGCCGTTGGCACAAGCTTTGACTACTCTTTTCTTGCCGGGATTAGGAGATTTCTGCGGTCGATTACAAGCCATTTTAGATTTATCCAATCGCTTCGCCACCTTGACCTCCTCCTAGTAATTGAGCAGGGTCAATACCAGCTTGGGCCATCAGAGCTTGGATGTTCTGACCACCTGTTTGCTGAAGATCCTGCGTTGCAGCTTGCTGAGCTACTGCACCAGCTGTGGTTACAGCGGTATTGCCAGCTTGAGCTTGCATCTGTTGCTGCATTTGCATCTGTTGCATCTGCTGTTGCTGTTGCATAATTTCTTCTTCACTCTTGACCCAGTTTCTTGGGTCAAAACCAAGGGAAGAAATCAAAGCTCTAGCATATTCGTCCCACTTAAAAGCCATGTAAGCTTGTTCAGGTAGATTACGAACCATCTCACCCATTTGCATTAAACGCTGTAGATCTGTGTCTCTTGACAAGGCTTGCAAACCAGTAATTACTTGGGTTGTAAGCATACCATTCTTATCAAAGAATTGGTTATAAAGTCTCTTGTCAATTTCCTTATTCTCTAACATAAGGAACACAGTTCTTTTTACAATTGGTTCGATCAAATCTCTGGCAATGCTAGAGAACGCACCACCAAGAACGGTTTCTAATTCAGAACCGATCATACGAACCGCTGTAGCAGTTACACGATCACCACTAGGAATGGCTGAAGATGTCATAAGGAATGACTGGGAGATTTCCCTACGCATTGCTTCAACCGCAGCTTGGCATGCACTAATTTGTGCATTCATTGTTTGGGATGGAGATAGAACAGAAAAGTCATTACCTCTCGCAGCAATGAATGAACCATTGGGCGCATCGGCAATATCATCTATCTCGGTAATTCCTGTGGGGTCGATTGCTAACCAAAATGTAGAGGAGGCTGCTAGACCTTCGATCAAAGCTTTAGTATATGATTCAAGTGTTTGAAGATCGCCTAAGATATCTTCACAGTGTGATCGACCGTAGTTTTCACCAGTGATTCCATACCAACGGAGAACAGAAAGAGGAAGAACAGCGTATTCTCCTTCTTCTATAAGATTACCTTCGCCATCTTCTTTACGAACATACCATTCGTTTTCACTATCATAATCTTTAATGTATCTGCAGTAAACAGTTTTATACCCTGTTTTCTTTTCAATACCGTATTCACTACCAAGTAAATTAACTGAATCAGAATCAATTAAATGATACTCTAAATTAATAATTTCAACAACATTTCCTTCAACATCTCTTTGAACAACGAATTGATCTAAGCGTTGAATTCTAAATGTAAAATTATCTTCCATTAAGAAGAGAACATCTCCAACAATTACAGCATGCTGCAAAGCTTGGTAAATAGTTTCTCTTAAGTTTGTTCCATTCAGTTTATTAAACACCTGATAAGAAAGAGTTTCTAAATAACTTTCTATTTCAGGCGTTGCTTCTACGCCAGACTTCAGAGCAAATTTAAAGAACGGAGTATCATTGAGCGGGAGCAGAGCGCTTAGTATGCGGCTGCTCATAGCTGTGACACCTTTGGCTGCAACAGACGAATATGGCTGTGGCAATGTCTGCTCTTCGTTCCATCCCTCAGGTGGTAACACTGAAGGGACGGTGAGACTGGCGCAGACTCTTGCACGGTTTAGTTTAGCTTGTCTACCACTGTGTAGAATTCTAAACCTATCAGCAATTGTCTGTTCCATAAGTTACTCCTTATTCTGGTCGTTCATCTAAACCTTGATATAGCGAATTATAAAAGTCAAAAGCATCTTCATCTTCACCCTCTCCACCATCTTCTTGTTCTGCGCCGCTAGTTTGTGCGGCAGCTTCTTGTTGAAGCTTGCTTTCAGCTTCTTCTACAGATTCAATCCTAGCTTTTTCAGCATCAGCTGCTTTTTGGGCTTCTTGTCTTGCTCGTTCTTCTTGTTTTCTTAGTTGCTCTTCATAAAAAGTGCGCTGTTCTTTTTCTTTTCTGTCATTATATTCGCGTTGCTCTTGAAGCATTGTCCGATACTCGGATTGTGTCATACCGCCACTAATTGAAGGTGATCCACCCATGACTTACCTCTCTTTCTGTTGTTGTTTTAGAATTAGTTTAAGCTTCTCTACTACAGATATTTGTCCAGCTCTATAGGCAGAAGCTCTGACAAATGCATCTACAGATAAATCAGGATCGTACTCAAAAGGTTGGTAAATTTTTTCAAGCTTCTCTATCAACTCGGGGTCTATTCTTGGAAACTCTTTCGATGTCATTTACTTTGTCCTTTAGTTTCTTGAGTTCTTCCTGCATTATTTCAGTTTTCTTAAACACCTCAGTAAAGACTAGGGCTAGCTCTGCGTTAGACAGAGCAGCCCCAATCTTAATCTTTGTAATAATAGTATTTAACATTGTATCCATCGTGTTCTCCTTATACTAATTCACAACCATTGGCAGTACATGCCATTGAGTGTGATGACTTAGTTGTATCTTCTTTTTCATATTGTGATAGCTTGCTGAAATTAAAGTCAAGCTTGGGATGTAGGTTGTATGTTCTTACATCAATTTCTTCAAACGGAGCCTGAGCATAGATGTGGTCAGACTTAGGTAAGAAGGCGATGCCAGAGATAGAATCAAAGTTATCCCAAACCCATTGACCTACGCTAATGAATTCATCATCAGAGTAGTTAACAGTAATGCTAGGTTTGTGATTGCAGTAATGATCCTGATAGGCTTTCCAGAGTTTAAGATGCTCAAGAGCTGTAAGATCTTTCTGTGTAAGAGATCCTTGTGGGGCTTTCTGAGCAAAGGTAAACACGGCAGTACTATCTGGATTCATTACGCAATCCTCCACATGAAGGCCACTAGATTCCATTAGATGGTATAGGGGATCCTTCTTATCAATACGCACTCTTCTAAAATAGAAATCAGCGTACCGTGGGTGAAGACCACTAGAAGCATCAGCCAAACAAGAGGTTGTTCCTTCTGGCTTAATACATGT